CTATAGTAGATCCTTTTAATTCTCCATCATAAAATTCATTTTGAGAATTATGAATTATATAAGAAAGACCTGTAGGACCATCAAATGATTCAGACCAACTTTGAGTTATATTTATAGCTCCAGGATATGTAAAATTACTACTAGTAGATCCATTTAGATTAGGCATTGTACCGCCTGTTTCTCCTTTAACAGTATATAAAACTGTTGAACCCGTATATCCATTAGGGAATGATTTTACAGACGCTGTAAATTCATTATGTGATTCATATTCTGTTTGAGCAGGAGAGTATCTGTTTCTTTCTAAAATATGTTGTTTGATTGTAATACCTGTAGCTAAATTTGTTCTAGCAGGAGTAAAATCTTTAATTAATTTAAATAATGAATTATCAAAATATTTAATTAATCTAATATAATCTTTTAAATTATATTTTCCTTGATATTTACTAAAATAAGAATCTCTAAGTTTATTAAAATCAGGATATAACGTTACGTTTTTATTAACTAATTGTCTAGGATCTCCTATATAATTACCTATATTAAAATAACCATATTGAGAAATTATATCCTCATTTATTTCATTTTGAGGAGAAAAAGACACTTCAACATAATTAGTATCTCTAGTATAACTTTCACTAATAGGGAAACTTTGCTGGATAGAAATATAAGGTGATAAAGTATCTCCATCAGGTAAAATATTATCTACTATCTTAATTTTATCAGAAATAGCATTTTTTATCCCAGCAGGAAATTGATCTAAATAAATAGTTTCTCTATTAGGTAAAAATGAGTAAGATCCTGTTAAATTATATACACTTCCTGAGGCTATAATTGAATTAACTGGTGGGTTAAGTGAGTAAGCAGGATGTAAAGATTCTCTAATAGTTGAAGAATCATTATCTAAAACACTTCCTAGTGGAGCTCTAAATATTAAGGAATCTAAAGATGATTGAGTTCCAGTTAATTGATTTCCTTCAATTGAATAAGGATTCATTACATAATCATCAAATGTACTTTCATTTAATACTGATTTATAGAATCTTAATTCTTGGAATGAACCTGAAAATGGGGCATATGTTTTTCCTAAAATTGTTCTATTATTAGGATAAGAAAGATAAAAAGCATATGGGCTAGCTGATGGGCTTACCCAATGGTTAGAACTAGTAAAACTACTAGAGGCTTGAAATCCTAAACTAGATCCATCATATCCATTGTATATTTTATTTTTAGCATATAATGTATTAGTATAAATAGAAGATGATTCTATATTTACTAAAACAGACCACCAACCTTCATTGAAGAATGGTAAATATACACTAGCAGAAACATTAGAAGTACTGTCAATTAATTTTAATGTACCATAATGATTATATGGATCTGGGATAGAACCATTATATGATCCACTAGAATTTCCACTTCCGTTATATTCTAAAACTAAACTTAATGAGGAACTAGGAATTATATATGCTAACGATTGACTAAATCCTGATGTAATAGGGATTCCGGTTGTTTTAAACCTAAATTCCATTGATAAAGAATCCTCAGGGGATATATTAACAGGTCCATATATAGAAGATTCATAAGTAGCATAACCATAATAACTATTATTATCTATATCAAATGTTACATATCCTGATCCTGTAGTAAAGAAAGAATAATTAAATTGGTTTTGAAAATAATCCCAATCGTTAGAATTATTTTTATCTTTTCCTCCATATTCATTGATTCTTAATATAGTATCAGGAATACCATATAAAGTTATTAAAGCTCGTAAACCCGCTACTGTACCTTTTTTCTTAAGAAGATATGGTATATTATGATATATTCTTTTATATATCTCAGTATTTACATCATTAAGAGGTATTAATGAACTTGTAGATGATGCAGTTATATATGTATTAATTAATTCCCCATCTGTATTTAAGATATAATCTCCGTTTGATTTAATTCCTAAAAAAGCAGAGTATAAATCATCAGTTGAAAAATTATTTTGGTATATTTTTATTCCAAAATCTTTAATAGCATCTGATACTAAATCTTTAGAAATACCAGCTGTTAATCTGTTATCAGCATTATATTTGTTAGAAACTTCTTCATAATATAAATAAATACTATCAAAATGTTGTCCTAACATTTGAATGAAAAGTGTATACTGATTGTTATTTGGGTCTTCAATTAAGTATGAAGGTATGGCATTTACTAAAGCATCTTTATTTTCACTATCAAATAATGAAGCGGTTTCTAATTGAGACAAAAACCAAGTTTGACCAATAGTAGATGTTGTTGAAACATTTGTGTATGGCGGTGTTAAATTTGATTTAGGCCATGCTTTACTTTCTGAGTTAAAGTATAAATAATATTCATATTCATCAAAATTAGTTATAATATCTTGAATTTTATTATTCCATAAATTTATACTAGCTGATGTATAAACATTAGATGATGATACTAAAGTACTCTGAGAGTTATATGTTTCTAATAATGATAATTTATAATAAAAATTTTCTAATCTAGTTTGAGCTGAAGAGAAATGTATGAAATTATTATAATCAGAATAATCTATATTTAATTCTATAGATTTATTTTGTAAGAAACTATTTAGTTGATTTGAAAGAAAAGACGATGAATTACTATTTAATAAACTATAATTAGTATAATCTGTTGAATTATTAATTTGATCTTTTAAAGGAATATTTAAGTTTGGACCTTTTAATTTAAGAACAAACTCTTCTTCATTGTCTAACACAAAAATATTATCAATAGAATAAGCTATTGAGTTAGCTATTTTTGTAACAGCCCATAATTTAGAATTTAAATCAAATTCATTTGGAAGAGGCTCATATAATTTAATCAACAATGTTGGATCTCCTTCAATAGAATCATCCAACATAATATTATTAGCTATAATTAAATTATTTTCTCCAAAATTTATATAAAAATCAGGGTAGTACGCAGTATCTGAAGATTGAGAAACAAAACTGTTATATCCTTCTATTACAGAACCTGAAGGTAATATATTTGTATCTAACCTTAATTCTGTTCTATCTGAACTAATTTCTGAGATGTAATAGTAATTATCAGGATTAGAATGTAATATTGGAGTAACAAAATTATAAATTGTTTTATATTGTCCTTCTTCAAATCCTGAGTCTAGTAAGTCATTTTGAGGATTAACATTTAATATATTATCTAATATAGTATAATTAACAAAATTAAGATTAGAAGATAAAATATTGTTATTAGAATCATAGATGTGATATTCTATTATATCTGAGCTAGAAGAAAAAGAAATATTATTTATATCAAAATGAGATATAATATTTTCATCTGTAGAAGAATATTCTTGAAATTCTAAAGTTACAGGGTCTAAAGAAGATATATTAGTTATAATTGCCATTAACGAGTTTGGGTATTTAATAATTGTTTTTGTAAATCTAAATTTTCTTCTCTTAAAGAAGCTATTTCGTCTAGTAATGCTTGTATATCTTCATTAGTTCCCTCAAAGCCAATATATGCACTACTTTGTTTTATTAAATATTCATGTGAATTTATATCTCCACTTTCAGGAATATCATAAAATAACTCACTATATTTAGAGAAAAAATCATCGACTGAACTAGCAGGAGGGATATTTTCAGGAGGAGGAGATTTTAAACCTAATTGACTAAAATTAGTATCAATTACTTTTGAGTATTGTCTTTTTTCAAAAACAGTTTTATTTAAATCAATCTTATCCATTTATAACTTTAAAATAATTATTATTATCTATAATTAAAGTTTCTCCATCAATGTTAGTTTTAACCAAAATTGTATAATATCTTTCTGGTTGTAATCCGTTCATAAATATTTTAAAATAATTTCCTTCACTGTCAGCACTTATTTTAGTATAAGTTTCATCAAAATCTATTATAAATTCATTTGTATCTAAATCTTTTATAGCATAATAAGAAGATGTAGGCAAATAATAATTAGTAATATAAAATGAACTGGTTTGAAACATACGTACTGGGTATTGAGGGCGCACGTCTACTCTAAATTTATGTATACTTTGATTATTAAAGAATCCTTTATTATTAAGAAATGTAACAACTATTTGTGATGAAGGTACAAATCCATTAGTATTTGATCCAGTATTAAATGAATAATCATTCCATTTAAATTCAAGATATGGTGGATATATAGTATGAGTATCTACTGAGAATAAGTTCATTTGTGGAGAAACAGAAGAACTAGGGTTAAATTCTATATTATTACCCCATTTTACTATAACCCCATAATTGTTTATACTTCCTGAGTACCATGAAGATACTATATCTGTAATATTTAAGTTAATATCTTTTGGAGATCTAATTGGAAATGATTGAGTTACTTCGTATTTTAATCCTGTAGATGATCCTGTGTACCATGTTCCTCCACCTTTTATAGTAGAAGGAAAAGAAGCAGTTACATATGCTCCAAAAGAAGCAGTGTTCCAAAGAGTCCCACCATTATATGTATTCCAGGTCCAACTAGCACCATTATCCACTTCAGAAACATCATTAAGTTTACCAGTTCCATTATTCCAATCTTGAGCTAAGGGATAAGTATATAAAGTTGAATTATTGATAATTCCAGTTGTATTAGCATTAAATAGTCTAAGATTTGATTGCCATTGAGAATTATCCACCAAGTTATCAATTACATCTACTATCTCAGAAGTATCAAATGATACTAAGCATCTAGTCGCCTCACTATCTTTATTAGATATTTCTAAAATTGGATCTAATCCTGTATTTTTATCAGGATAAGAAGAATATAATGTTGTGTCTTTGTTTGGGAATATTTTGTAAATTGCCATTTTATTTTATAATTTTATAATGATACTACGCGACCTTGAATATCAGTATCTGGGAATCTTACTTCGAATATAGATGGATCTAATGAAGGGTATACAACGTTGTTATAGGTTGCTCCTTTAATATCATATCCATATTGAGAATAACCTAAGTTATTTCCGTATTTATTTACTATATCTACAGATTTTACAGTTTGAACACCTTCTACTTTATCTAATAAAATATATAAATCTTTTAATAATATAGGTTGATTAATTTGCCATTTATCTATATTAAAATATTCTTTTAAAGATGATATACAGTTAGTTAAAACATCATTATTATTGTAATCAGGTAAAACAATTATATCAAAATTTACTCCAATATTAACAACAAACGCATCTCTAATTCTAATTGAATCTCCAATTACTCTATATTGAGATAAGTAAGTAGCTAAATTTTGTTTAATAGTAGATGTAGATATAGTTAATTTTTTATCATTATTATATGTTAAAATATATAAATCTAATATAGATGGAATTTCACCTAAATTTATATTTTGAACTTTAGTTGCTTCAATGTAAGCTTTTGCTACCGCTCCAAATTTAGGAGGCATACTTAAAGCTCTTATCAAATAATCATCTTGAGTAACATTTCGTAATTGGGTATTATAATTTGAAACAATATTTTGTCTAATTTCTTCTGTAGTATCTCCATTATTTCCTCCATCTGCGGCTATTAAGTTATTAACAGCTAATGAATTAAATATAGTCTGTGCTGTGACTGATGGAAGATTATTCTTTAAAAAAGTTACATTACCGTTTATTTGGGTTAAAGTATTTGATGATACGTTAGCAGATACTCCACCCCCAGTTAAATATCTAACTGTTAAAGTAGTATTTGAAGGAGATATTCCGTATGTGTTAGTAAAAGTAAAATTGGTAGGACTATAAGCCGTTGTCATTTTATTTGAACCAAAAGGTAATCCTATTCCAACATTATCTAAGTTAGGAACAATAATTTCATCATTATCTGCTACAGTTCCTGCTCCAAATTGGATTTGAAGAGTTTCTTCATTTAAAAATCTAGATACAAATCTTCTTTGAATTTGTCTAAGTTTTAATAAATATGGAGCATCATTGTTATCATATTGGTTAGGATCGTTTATATTAGTATTTTTTATAGAATCATAAATAGTATCCTGAGCTAAATAATCTACTTCATACCATTCATTTCCATCACTATCTATAATATCTAATATTCCTATAATATTACTATTATTTACTTCAATAGTTGCAAATTTTTGAGGAGTACTAAATGAAAATGTAGTAGTATTAATTGTAGCTGATATTGCTTCTGTTTCTTTTTTTAAAAGATAAAATGTTGGGTTACCGGATGAAACTTGATATACTGTTACTTCTGTTGGGTTTGAGGAGCCTGATATAGTAAAATCAATATCATCTTGAGTAAGGAAAGAAGGAGCTCCAACTAATGTAGAAGTAATAATAGCATCTTTATCTATTTTTAAAGCATAATCAAAATCAGGAACATAACTACCACTAACTATTTTTGAAGGAAGTAATTGATACATTGAAAGAGTAACAGCTGCTGCTCCTGTGACTTTTGGTTTATAACCAAACATATAAGCTAACTCAAATAAGTTATTAGCTTGCCTAGCATGTTGGGTATAAGTTTCTTGTATTTGATTATCTAGATAAAATGATAAAACATCTCCAACATATGCAGACATCTCCATAATCATCATCCCTGGAGATGCTGGGCTAAAATCGTTATATGTAGTAGGAAAGTATGTTTTAGCGAAGTCTTCTAATGAAGATTTAAATGAATTAAAATCTTTATTTAGATATTTTATATCACGTTTAGTAGCCATTTATTTAAAAAATTATTTCAAGTGTATCTGATATGCCGGTATTCGGAATATTATATTTTAAAATTATATTGATTGAGTTAGAATCAGGGTATTCAAGTATTTCTAAACTATTTACATTAATATTAGAAAAATATGTATTTATTTGACTTTGGATATTTTCTTTAAGAAAAGAAATATTATCATTAGATATCTGTTCAAATATAAATTTTTTTAATCCTGCTCCAAATCCATTATTTAAATATCTTTCATATGGATTTGTTAAAAAGAAATTTATTAAATTAGCTTTTACAGCATCTTTAGTTAAATATGTTGAATTAAATACAGCAGGACCATTAAATGGTAAACCTATACCTACAGCAACACTAGGTTTAGTGTCAATAGGATATATTTTTTTCGCTCCAAATGCCATTATTTATTAATTAATCCCATTATTTGATCCAAACCAAGTTGTCCTTCAGGTAAAGTTCCGTTTACTGGGTCTATGTTTTTATTTACTTTAAATTCACCACCGAATCCAGATTTAGGACCTTGAGCCATTTCACCTAGTATATCCATGTATGCTTTTTTAGTATCAATTGAATTTTTAACAGGTTGTTGATGAGGTATTGAATTTGTATTAAAACTTAATGTTCTATCATCACTAACTCGATAAGATTCATTTACTGGTTGTTTGTTATTACGTACTGCTTCTAATAAAATGTCTTTCAATTCTTCTTGAATTGCTTCTTTCATAGCAGTTTTAATTAAATTTTTTAATTCCGATTGTTTCATTTGTTATAAATATTTATAGGTTAAAAAGCTTTAAGATTATCTCGGTCTATTATGAATTTTAATTCATCTATTAATATTTCTGTTGATGAACTAAATGATGGTTCTCCTTTTAATACTATAGTACCACCAGCATCTCTAGCTATAGCATATCGTTTTACATATTTGTTATTATCGTTTTTATCTTCTTGAATCTCCAGTTTAAATCCTTTATAAGTTATCCCAGCAGTATCTAATTGTTCATTTGTTAGACTAGCTGCTTTTACCATATCGGCATTTATTTCTACTAGAGGCACTTGAAGATCCTGAGAGCATGTTTGTATTAATTGGTCTAAAGAATTTAATAAATCTATTATTTGTTTTAAAACAGTAGCAACCATTAATGACATAAATGCTATACCTGCGATAGAATAAACTATTTTACCTAGTTTTTTCTCTAAAGTAGCTAAAGTAGATGACGCTGCTACAGGTGCAGGTGCGGGAATAGCTTTGGCTACTTGAATTGCTATTTGTAATACGGCTAAAAATCCAGATAATAATGTTGCTACTTTTGATACAGTATTTATAGCTTTATATAGATTATTTAATTGGGTTACTATTTTATTTCTTCTTTCTATTATTTTTAATAAAGTATCTTTATCGGGACATGTAGCTTTATCTAATAGTTTATTTTTAACCATATCTAAAGTAATCCCAAATCGTGCTAATAATAGTAACAATAAAGGAATTAAACTTTTCTTTACAGTTTTAATTAAATTTCTTAAAGATGCTTTAAGTTGGGCTGTGCCTCCTATTTTTATGTTATCTGTTACTTTTTGAGCTTTAACAACATTTGATTCAGCTTCTGAAGGAAGTTGAGCTTTGGCTATATCTAAATCTAATTGCTTTTTTTGAGAAATTAATTCAACTAAACCTAAATCTTTTAACCAATTTCCATCTCCATCAAATGGAAATCTTAAGGGATTTTGTGAGTATTCTTTTTTAGAAAAATTTACATTTAATGAATCTCTAATAAATTTTTTATCTTCATTAGGTAATTCAATAAAATCTTTACTAGTTTGAACTTCAGTAAATGAATTTACTTCAAATGATACTTTTTTATCTTGATTATATATAGTAATAGGAAGAGAAATTTTTAATTGGTATACTCCGTCTTTATCAGTTGATGATTTAGATTTATGAAATATAGAATCTTTATTAAAAATAACTTTTACTCCAGGAATTGGAGATTTAGTATCACTATCTATTACTTTACCACTTATTATTATAGTTTCTTTACTCATTATATAGTTTTAGTAACTTTTGATTTAAGACTATCTAAACTTCTACTTAATTGATCAACTATTCCCTTGGTATTAGAAGCGGCATTTACTATTATGTCAGCTGTCTCAGGTAACCCTTGGGGCCAATCTTTAGATCCTTCTAAAGCATCACATAATGAACTTAATGAAGATAATAAATTACCTAATAAATCTACAGTTTTTCCTCCTAATAATACAGGTTCAGTAGCATTTAAATTACCTAAGGATATTTTACCTGAGTCTAGAATTATTTCTTTATTTGAAGCTAAGTTTATACTTTCAACAGATGATAATCCTATAGATTTAGCTGAGTTGATTAATATGTGGTCTTCTTTACTACATAAAACTAATCTGTTTGAAGCTAAAATTATTTGAGGTTTTTCAAATTGAGCTATAGTAGTTGGAGGAGATGAATAACTTCTATAATTTTCTCCTTTAGTATTTAATGGTATTTTTTGAGTTGAAGTTAAATAAATAGAAGAATTATCTCTATTTATATCTTCAGTAACATATGGATCTGCTTCTTGAGGTCTAGAAGAAACAAATTTATGATTTCTAAGTATTGAAATAGGATCACCATTTATACTTTTTCCAGAAGACCAATTATTATTTTGAGAACTATACGTTTGGCCTAATCTAAGAGAATTATTAAATCTTCCTTCTATTATATAATCTCCAATATATCCATAAAGTGGATAACTATAAATTGAATCAAGATAATTAGAAATTAAATCTACAGTTGAGGGAGTAGAAGCAGTTTTTCCTGGATTACCTGAAGTTAAAACTGAGTCATATGATTTATTAGATTTGGTTTTAGGTTTAACATTAAGGTAAAAAGGATCAGCGTTATGTGCTGTTGTATTCCATCTATTTATAATCCCTATATAATAGTTTGTGGGGAATTTATCCCCAATATCTGGAATTGTTAAGATATAAACTAATTCATTTTTAGCAGGATATTGTTTTATAGAAGGATTAATAGATTTAGCTATATTAGTTACCCCATCTGTTGGACCATCAATGGTCATGTCTGTGAATGAGATATTACCTAATGATGACCATCCTTCTTCTCCTAAAGTACCTGGTTTATTAAATAGAGGATGATTTGAGTCCAAAATAATATCAGATACTCTACCTATTTTTATAGAGTATCTATTGTTGTTATTTTGAGGTATTTTATTATTAACGCCGGATACAGTTCTAGAACTTAACCCTCCAAATCCAAATTGTGTCATTTTTTCTTAATTAATTCATCCATTTGTTCTAATAATTGAGCTTTCTCAGCTTCAGAAATTCCTAAGCCTCCCTCTCCAGAATTAGAATTAGACGAGTTCATTGTTCTTTGTACAATAGTAGCCATTTTAATTAATTGTTCATCATTTTTAACTCCTATTTCTAAGTATTCTTTAATTAATGGGACTACTAAAGTAGCGTCACCAATATCTTCAACTAATGGTTTTAATTCATTAATTAATGAAGATATTTGTTTTTCTTTATTTTTTTGGTTTGTATATATTTCTTCTAAAATGTCACTAAATTTTTTCTTACCAAAAATTATTTTATCTAAATCTTCCATAATATTTTATGATAAATATAATATTATTAAAATTTTACAATCCCCGTTTCTAAATAATTTATATATGATTTTTTAAAAATGCTTGAGAGTATTGATGCTATTTTAGTTATTCTAGATGTTTTAACATTTATTATTTCTCTTATATAGATATATAATGCTTTTTTATTAAAAATAGTTAAATGATCACGTTTTCTAAATAATTCAAGTATGGCGTCTGCTATTTTAGCATCAATTTCTTTGGGAAATAATGTATATATACTATTAGTACAATACTCCACATATAAATCAGTAAATAAAGATATTTTATCATTATGAGATAATCTATCACTAGGAGAATTATTTTCTTCTATAACATATGAATGTGAATTATCTTCTTCTATAGTAGATATAGGTGAAGAGTTTACTCGTTTTTTATAATTAGTTTCATTATAATTTATTAACCAACGTTTTACTATAGTACCAAAATATGAGTATGCTTTTGCCCCATTAGATGGATCAAATTTATGTATTTTAGTTAATAAAAATATTATAACTTCATGTTGAAGATCTTCTATATTTTCTACTTCTGTATAATAAAATTTAAATGTATGGATAATATTTTGAGTTAATTTAAAGAAAGCAAAATGAATTTTATCATTATATATTTTACTTTTTTCTACATAATCTAAACTATTATTATATGCTATAATAGCATTTTCAGTCTCCTTTGTGAAGTAGTTTTTAGACATAAATTTAATTAATTTTAAAATTATTTAGTTGTTCTTGTATAAATTTTATCTGTTTAAAGAAAAAACCTATTTCATCATCACTATCAAATGAGCCGTTAGCGTCAATTTCTTTTAATTTTTTATCTGAGAAGTCAATAATATTAGATAAATTAACCATATATGTTTCATACGATTTAATTACATCTTCACATTTCTCGTTTTTTTTAAGTAAATTATAAGTAGTAAATCCTAGTACTACTATAACCAGTAATAAAATAGTTATTGTTATCATAATGTTAAAGTAAAAAAGGCTGTAAACCTAATTACAACCTTTATTTTTATTTAATTAGTAATTAATCTTTAAAAAATCCATCCATTACATTTTTTAATCCTGGACTTTGAATATTAGTTAATGCTTTTGTTTTAGCAGGAATTTTTTTAGCTGAGGCTTTATCACTTGTTGAGTTATTTTTATTTGATTGAGATGTATTATTTTTAAATTTAGGAAACCATTCTCTTTCAAACTCAACTCTGGCTGCTAAAAAATCAGCTTGATGAACAATATGAACTAATGAAGTACGAACTTTAGTCTCTGGCATCCATGATAGTAAATATGGTTTATTAGATTCATCATATAACCCATCATGTAATTTAATAGCTAAAAATTCGTTTTTAGTATAATCAACATCATGTTCTTTTAATAAGTATAAACCACGATCTGGAACAGACATAAATTCAAGTTTACTATTAAATGTATAATCTTCTCCTAATTTATCTCTACGCCACTGATCAGTCTGAGGGATATACGATTCGTTTTCTTCGTCTCCCATTTTACCTAAATCATGATTCATAGCAGAGAATACTAATTCTTCAACTGTGTAATTTTGGTCTACATTAAATTCTTTCCAAACAGAATCTATCTTAAGAGCAGCCTCAATAACACGATTAACATGTTCTACATATCCCCCAGGAAACGCATTATGATATTCTTTTTTATGCGAGGCAGGCATCAACATAATACGCTCAGCATAGTGGTTATAGAATGATTTTAATTTAGATGCCCTGGGCTCAGAGATATATGTGTCTATATATCCCATAAATTGATCCCAGTTACTTTGGATTTGTTCTGCGGTTAACTTCATAACTTATTTTTTAAAATTAAAAATTATTTAATTCACTTCCACTTATAGGTTCAGATTCAATGTATAATCTAATTTGACTAATCTGCTCAAGGATGTTTTCTATTGTTTCCTCATATAGTTGTTTATTTCCTTGTCTTACAGCAAGATTAATTTTAGTTAGATTTGATTCCAAACCTTCTAGTTTTCGTAATGTTGATTCTCTATGTTTCATATGTTTTTTATTGTTTCTCTACCCCTGTTATTTTCTATGTTTTTCTTATTTCTTATATTTTTCTTTAAAACCCGTAATCTTAACATACGCTATATAAACAATATCTCCAAGCTAAAGTAAAAATTCCTCTACTTTATCTTTAATTTTTTTAATAATTGCACATTTTTCATACTCCTCTAATTTTTCAAAAAATGTTAAACTTAATTCTAAATTATTTGAAAATTCTTTTGAAGCCTTATTCTCCACACATTCAATATGTAGAGGATTTTCCATATTTAAATCTCTAATATACTCCCAAGCTTTTTCAAACATTAAATGCTCTCCAGCTTTCTCAACTTCATCTATATTAAGATCTGAGGAAATATTTTTAAACATTTTGATAGTATATTGTTTAAAAAAGATATGATTTTTAATTATTTTATTAAATCCTCCAATTTTGAATAGGGGGTGCTCTGAGAAATCTATTAATAATGAAGTTTCATCATTTTCATTATCTTGATAATTATCAAATAGATTAAATATGTTATTTAAGTTCATTTAAAGAAATAAAAAAGCCCCATACTTAATTTTACATAAATATGAGGCAGGTTCTTTAATTAGTTTATATGATTTATTTAACAGCAGGAACAACAGCAGTTGTAGTCGGAACTACAGTGGTTGCTACAGTAGGTGTTAAAACTTCTTCAGGAGCAACTTGTTCTACAGCTTCTACTTTAACTGAATCAACTACTGGAGTTTCTACTTTTTGTTCTGCTGAGTTATTACATGATAATAATGCAACTGTTGATAATAAGATAAATAAATTTTTCATTTGTTTTTGTTTGGTTTTTGGTTTATTTTATTTTTATTGTTAATTTAATATAAATACATAAGAAGGCAAGTTCAAATATAATTCTTTCCTATAAACTTAACAGCTTCTATAGCTTGCCCTAAATTTATCTCAAAAAATTCACGGTAATTATTGGGTCTATATTCTTTCAAATATTTATGAATTTCACTCTCTAACTCTAGACCACCAGTACATCTAAATATATATTCTAATTTAAACGGAGTAGGAACTCCAGTTGCAGCAGATAAATCTTTTATTCTAATACCTATTTCTTTACGAGTATAACCTATTTTCAACAACCCAGGATACGAAGGATTAGACAATACGTAAATCATATCCGCTCCTATTCCACCAGTTAATATGGATTTTTTGAGACGTTTAGTAAAATATTTTACATCTTCCCAACCATCTGAAGCTGGGTATTTAGGATCTGTTGAAGGAGATAATGTATAAAAACGAGCTTCACTGTTTTTAAAATCTTCTTTTGTTGAAACATAATTATGTGATTCTTCAACTGAGATTCTTTTAAGGGGATGTTTATAATTAAATTCCATAGTTATCTTAATATATGTTTGTGAAACTCATTTAATGAATCTATACCATGAATATTAATTCTATCTAATACATCATCAACATCAAAATTAGATTCAAATACCGAATTAATAATATTAATGGCTTTTTGTCTTTGAGAAACAAATCCTAGGAAACACTCATCAAGAATTTCTTTTTCTAAACCACTTAAATCATTTTCTTTATCTAAACTTGATAATAACTCATCTAAATTATCCATTTCAAATATTTCATTAATGATGTTAGTTACTTTAAAATTAACACCTACATCTTTTAATCTTCTAGTAGAAGTAATTAAATCTTTTCTATTTATAAAAAGTATAGCCTCAACAGGTGAAATTTCAATTTCAATAACATCACCAGTCATATCATTATCAAATTCTGGCATGTCATGTTCAATTTTATCTAATTGTTCTTCTGTATTTGAAGATACCATACGTACAATAGTATATGGATTTAAACTATTTGCTACTAATTCATCTAACTTTTTCATAACCTTTATTTTTTAATTATAGTTAAATATACGTTTAAAGACTGTGTAATCCTAACAAAGAAAGCCAATCTTTCGATTGGCTCTATTATTAATATATAATTGGATTATCCACCAACCATACCACCTATACCACCTAATTTAGTCCCAGGTTTAGTGAATTCTTTCTTCTCAGCATCCCACTTAACAGCATTACCACCCGCAAAAACTGGTATACCTCCTATTTTCATCATAATATTAATTAAAGCGTTTTTCATAGTCGCACTATCAGTACCAAATTCTTTAGCTATATCACCAACTTTTTTTGCATATCTATTAGTATATTCCTTCTCAGCTCTTGCCTTATCCCATTCAGTACCAATAAGTCTACCAAATATACCTTCTTCCATATCCGCTTTACTCAATTCGTTTTCAGCAATGATACGTTTAATTTCTTTAATTGCTAATTTTTTCTTATTAGCTTTTCCTTCGTTTAGTACTTCACT